TTCCCAGCATCTTTTTTACGTCAATACCAGTCTCCTCGATGAAGCACTCCTGAAGTCTCTCCTTGTTCGCGTTTCCCTTTCCGGTAGCGAACTTCTTAATGACTGTCGGTGGTACGACGCTGTAACCTAGGTTCCTGATGAAGAGGTAGTGCTTCAATAGACCAGTATTCTCTGCGATGTTGAATACCATTCCAGTAGATCCCATAGAATAACCTTCCATGTAGACCCTGTCACCCTCATCTATCTTTCGCATCGCCCAGATGGCGATGTTATAGTACCTCTGCTCATTCGACTTATAGTCGAGCTGGTGAGCATCACCGTATATATTAGCTATATCTATATCATACTTTTTATTATTTGTCAAGTAGTAAAACTTGCACAGATCGTAGCTAAAGTCTTCACCATCAAAGACGCAGACGCACGGGGAACTCAGACTGTAGTCTATCCCGACTATCCTCATTCGTCGTGCTGCGCATCCCAGGAATTCTCGTAGTCCTCGTCTTCCTCGAACTCTTCCTCGTCTTCAGACTCCATGTTCTCTACGAGCTCGTCCAGTACCGGGTCTATTCCTGACTCGATCTCTACGACGTCCCACTCGTCCATACCTTCAAGTATCCGTGAGTAGATCTCAGATCTCAGAGAATCATCCTTAACGAGTTCAGAGAGAACTTCTGCAATGTTGTTGATGTCCATTTTCATCTCCTATGGTGAAGTGAGGGACTCTCGCCCCTCACTATATATTAGACATCAGAGATCTACGATTTCACACCCGTCTGCAGCGCACGCGAGAGTCTGAGAACCCTTGGTATTGTCTTCCTGCTCGTACTCAGACAGTCTAGACCAGTCGATGGCCTTCGGCATGATATCAGACAGTGCCTCGAACTCAGACTTACCACAGTCCTGATAAGGCGCCTGACGGTATACGTGGTCGGAGTGCGGCAGGAACGAGATGCCAGATATCTCGTCAAAGTGCTCGTACACGAATGCGCCTACGTCCATCCACTCGTCTTCCTTTACTGAGATCGTGACGGAGGGCTTGTGCTCACACCAGTTCTGCTGGTATACCATCCACATCATGAGCTGCTCAATGGCAGTCATCTCGTTGCGAGTCACCGCACCAGTAGGAGACTTTACAGGAAACGAGAATACCGTAGTGGCGTCGGGCTTCATGACGTCAGGCTCATTTGGGAACCCCATGTCCTTCATGAGCTTAGTCAGCGGGTCCTTGTTGTCTCCACGTACCGTGCGGATATAGTAGGGGTTGTGTCGTGCATGGATACCCGACGCCGCATCAGTAAGCTGCGACACGGTGCCAGAAGGCTTTACGCAGGTGACGGCCGCCGACTGCGGGATGCCGATCTTCTCAGCGTATTCCTTGTTTGCCGTTACCGCGACTTCGCGAAGATGGTTTAGAGCATTTACTAAAGCGTCCAAACCGTCCCTTCCGTTAGTAAGAGTGTTGTCCATGATTCCAGTCATCGAGACTCCGAGCAGACGCTCTTCTTCAGTGTTGACAGTCCAGGACTTACGCAGGTATGGAAAGCGAGTAAGCGTAGACTGAAGAGTCCCGAGACGAGCAGCTACCTTTACCTTGCGCTCTAGGTCAGACACCGTGTCTGTGCCGCGCACGACGACTTCAGTCAAGTTGCAGAACTGGTTAGGACGAAGGATGATCTCAGAGCATGGGTTAGTACCAAAGTCCCATTCATGCTTGCGACGTCCGTACTTCTTTGCCTGCTTCTGAGAAGCAACGCGAGAGAAGATTCCGCGCTCGCCAGACTTAGAGTCGTAGAGTGAGAGCCACTCTCTCATGAAGGTGCCCATCTCCGGCTTCTCAGTGTATGCTGCCGAGTTGTTGGACAGGGCGCGCTGTGGGTTGGTCTCCCACCAGGATCCGTTCTTGGCACCGCGCATGCGCTCGTCGGTCAAGTTTGACAGCGAGATCATCGCAGAGCGACGAACGCCTCCGACGACGACTACCTCACCGATCTTACACATGATGTCGTGGCACTCAAGAGAGTTGAGCTTGCGACCGGCGGCCGCCCTAAACATCTTTACGGTAAACTTAAACAGGTCGTCGAGCGGGCCAGGACCAGACGAGCGGCCGCCGAATGTCTTGAGGCGCGCTCCAGCAGGGCGAAGGAGCGATAGGTCCCACTTTGGAATCTCACCGGAATACAGCAGTGCGATGAGCTGACGGAAACCCTTTGCCCATCCTTCCTTGGAGTCCTTTACGATGATGGTCATGTCGTTGTCGTAGAGCTTTTCTGGAACTTCAGGAAGCTTGTTTACGTACTGACGCTCTACGGAGAATCCGACTCCGGTGCCGTTCATTAGGATGAGCAGCGTCTCGTCGAAAGCCTTTGGGTCGTCTACAGCGACGTATGAGCAGTTGTAGGCGCAGGTATTGTCGCGCTCGAGAGCCGGTCCGGCAGTCATTAGTGCGCGCATGGAAGGCATCACTTCTAGACCTAGGACTGCATCTTCGAGCTCTACGCGCTCTTCTCTTGAGAGAGTGTAGTTGTTGTTCTTAAGAAGAGAAGACTCCATGAAGTCAAAGTAGCGCGCTACAGTCTCGTTCCAGTTCTCGCGGCGTCCTTCCTTTGGAAGAAACTTAGCGTAGCGGCTCTTGTAGATGAATTCTTGGTAGAGTGTTGGAAGGAAGTTACTCATTGTCTTTCTCTTTCTTTTTTACGGTTAGTGTTGAGTCTTCGTTGACGATCAAAACGAACTCATCGTCTGGAGTCCAACCTAGTGCAGATATTGCTGGAAGCATCTCGTCCGGAAACGGAATAAAGTAGGAGTCGTACTCAGCATTGTACGTGATCTCACTGGTAAACTTATTCATACTCTGCTCCATGCAGTGAGCCTCATCTTTGCAGATAGACCGCTGAAGGTATTCTGGTCTATGATGTGCTGGATGAAGGGTCCAGTCAGCCCAGACTTATTTACCATGTCGTTGATGTCTTTCTCCACTACAGTGTCGGGCCATATGCAGACGTTGTACCCTCTGTCGATGGCACGGTCTATCCTCTTTACTATCTCTTTGTTTCTCGGCTCGTTGTCGTATACTACTACGACGTTGCGCGGGTTTCCGAGTATAGAAAAGTCGACGTCTGCACCGGCCATAGCCGCGCAGTTGTCTAGGAACAGGCTGTCGATAGGACCCTCTACTATGTACGTACGCTTCTTCTTGTCGACATTGTCGAGGCCAAAGATCTTATCTTTAGTATCGTCGAGAATGATGGTGGAGTACCTAAGCGTAGAAGTAGGACTAATAGACCTACCCGTAAAGCCGAAGACATACCCGTTACTGTCGATGAATGGTAGTACGATACGCGGCTCATCGTGCTTTAGCGCCTTCTCACTGAACTTGTTTGGGACGATGGAATTAACCCACGTGTAATATATATCTGAGTAGTAGATTCGCCAGTGCGACTTAGAAGGAATATTCCTAGATACTACGTACTTCTTTGCGGGATGAGTCTCCTTTAGCTGGGAGATCTTAGGCACGCCCTTGAAAGGCTCAAACTTGTCTATCCTTCGCTCTGCAAACTTAGACATGTCTGGTACGAAAGGTGTCGGCTCCTGACCTAACTCCTTCATTACTTCTAGTCGATACTCAGTATAGAGTGATGGGTTGTGCGTCTGTATGAACTTCGAGAGTGAAGTCCCTGCTCCGCAGTTAAAGCACTTGAAGTTGATGTGGCCGTTCTTCTCGTAGAAGTGACCCCTGGTCTTCAACTTGTTGCTGGAAGAGTCTCCACATACGTTGCACCTGAACTTCGCATTGTAAGGTGTAGTCTTTACCACCTTGAACTGCTCTAGTTGGTTGCCGATGATGGATGCAAACTTTTGGTCAAGCCACAGTGTATTCATAAACATTACCTTTTTGAATTGGTAATACCATTATACACAGCTTATCAAGAATGTACACAGTTATTTTTTGCTGATGGTCTTTTCAGCATCGTCGTAGAAATTCTTTAGAGAATCTACGGAATTCTTGCAAGTAATATTATTCTTCTGCAGCTTCAATATCAGCGCCCCGACCTGCTGGTCAGTAAGTGAGTCTGACTTTGGAAACTTTTTTTCTACTGGACAGTTGTACAGCTCGTCCGGTGCCTTTACGACCTTATATTCCGGAACTACCAGCTTTACGTCTTTTGCACATGCACCTAGGAGCAGTAATGATAGTATAAGTAGCTTCTTCATTTCTTCGCACCGTACGCCCTGTCTAGCTGCTTGACTATGCTCTTTAGGTATGGAGAAGACTGACTGCTACCATTGCCTTCCGCATTCTTAACTATATCTTCTACAGTTGTATCAGTCTTCTTTTCAGACTCTGCAATTATTGCCCTGATCCTGGCAGCGTTGTCTTCTATCTCTGTAGTCTTCTGGCGAAACTCTTCTTGCTTCTGCTCTACTATGGCTTCCTGCTTCTTGTTGAACGCGTCAGTAGCCTCATTCCACACATTGTTATCGTGAAATGCAAGCCATCCAAAGAAAGCAGATACTACCGCCGCTATGCCGACTATCATCCACGGAAGTGAAGAGCCGCCCGTAAATAGTCCTAGTACGAGCCTGATCATGACAGTGAAAGGGCCTTGTCTCTGCGCGACTTTTCATAGTCGTCCATCTTGTCCAGATAGCCTGAATTCCTCAGGTCCTTGAACACTAGGTTACCGAACGCGAACTCACCGTCCTTGCCGATGGAGTCGCCGCGCATGCTCCTGATCTTCTTCTTCACTGCGTCGATCGAATCGTCGTCTGCACTGTTCGTGATTAGGTGGTCTATCATGTCTTTATAGAACTGAACTTTATCTTCTAGACTCTTGTCGCTTGAGAAATCGATTTCTAGGTGCTGTGGTTCCTGCACCCAGGAGTCGTTGACTATGGAGTAGACGCCCTGATCTCTGTGTGGGCGTTCAAGTATGTCCTGCGCATAGAGCTCTACTGGATATCCATAGATGTTGATATCTGGGTGAGTAAGAGTCCATAGGATCTTCTTGTCCTGCAGGTACTCGTCTACGAAACTCCTGTCTGGATTCATTGCGTCTCTAGATATCACTAAGTGTAGGTCGATGTCAGAGAGCGGTGTATAGTTAAAGTTAACGTTTCCACCGGTAATTATGATGTCATGCACCATGTTTACCCTGTCGATCTTTGCAAAGTTCATCCACGCTTCTGCTATCTGCATGAGCTTGCCGCGAACTTCTGGCTTGAGCTTGTTATCTTGCCAAAGCTTTGGGTTCAGCTCAGAGTGATACTGCAGAGTCGTATCTTCATCTACCGACTTTCTTCTAAGAAGCTTTAGGGCTAGAGAGTTTCCCCTCTTATACTTTTTTGCAGCTGCGCGGGTAACTACTGGTGTCTGGCCAGTCTTAGTTCCGAGGTATACACCGCCGCCGGAAGCAGAGTTTGATGGAGCTTCTTCGTATATAGCTTCTACCTCGGCGAGAGTCTTCATGAACTCTTCTTCAAGGTTGAACATCGTGTCTACTGGGTTCTTTTGATACGACTCGTAAGTCCTGGTAAGAAATAGAGCTGCGGCGTAGTTTGCAAGCCTTGACCTCCCACCTGGAACCATAGCTATTAGACGCTTTAGGTTAATGACTAGGATGTCAAAGTAGGTGCAGATCTGCTGCTCTGCAGGGGTGAACTGTGATCTCTGCTTGAGGAACTTTCCATTGCCGTCGATTAGACCTGCACGATACGCCGGCATCTCAGTGAACGGCGTCACCAGCTTCTTGACGAACTGGTAGATCATGTAGATGTCCATAACAGCCATTTAGATATTCCTTAGCGCGCTTACTATATACTGGTCGATCTCTACGTCTGAAGTATATACTGTCTTGTTGTCTATACCGATGTTCTCGACTTTGTCCGGTAGATTATTTAACGCTATCAAGAACGGCACCAGACACTTTTCCAACCCCTCA